AGTATGCTTTCCGTCAAAGTTTGCGACCTTGTACACGTCTATATAGCTCTTTCTGGAAAGCACATAACAATTGCGATAACGAAAAACTATCATTATTGATAAAAACCAACCTAACCGACATAATTCAGTGTAATAAACCTGTGATTAGTCACGATTTTGCCCTTTAAACGATTTAAGGATATCTCTTCACGATTTTATTCAATGGCTTTTAAATTTGACGCTTCTAATCTCAACAAAACTAGACAAGCACTTGCCACCATGTCTAACCCCAGTTTTCAGCCTAAAGGTTTTCCATCTAATAGCACTCAATTCAATGGTTCTAACGGTAGAAAAGGTAAATTTCCAGATGCCAAAAAAACAACTCTAAGTTCGCCTCCGCTGTTCAATGAAAGTCAAAAACCGAAAACAGTATCATCTATGATAACTTCTCCCATTATTGGTTCTGACCGCATCTTCACATCGTCTGAATTCATCCATCCTCAGAAGTTCGTCATGACTGAATACGTTCAAAAGTCCATTGCAAAATTCGAAACTCATGGTTCAATTGATCCGTTTGCGAAGAAACCCGATTTTGATGATTTGTGTTTGATATTGTACACACCTGCTGCATCTAAACATGAACTGTCCCTCGCTAATGCTCAACTCGTATGTTCTGACATTGATTCACTCAACCTTCATAGCATGCACGTGATTGATGGTACAAAATTATATTCAATGGCTGCTAATGTTCAGTATTTGAATGCCGGTGTTATCTACCTTCCAAAGTCACATTGGGATGCATTTACATCAAAAACTCACGCTCATGTAAAAATGGAAATGAATTTCGCTTGTAGTCCTGTCCACCTTAATAAATTACGACTCGCCCATTGGATGTCTCCTTTTTTGCTAACCAAAATGTCTGTTTCTTTTCAATTGCAAGTTGAGATTTACGATCATTTTGAACAGTTTGTGAAAAATACTCATGCCAATGTTGATTCACCGATGCGCGTTTTTGGAAGCAAGAATGGAAAAGAGTGTGGTTCTTTGGAACCAGAAGAAGACCTGGATTCGCCCCTTGATTTTTCTAAAAACAATGTTTGTTTGATCGACGTTAATGATGATTTTACATCTGCTGAACGTAAAATGCATGTGAACTTGAATGTTTTCAGGAATGCAATTACATTCGTCAAGAAAGAATTTGGCCGTGCTAATGGAGGTAATTCGCTTGTTCAGAAAATGCGTGCCTCGAAAGTATTTCTGTTGTATTTTGATCTTAACAACACTTCTGAAACTCGTAATCGTAAACAAAGAGATCCAAGTGTAGTGAATACTGATACCTTGAAAGCTTTTGATGGTTTTAATACTGTATTTGTTATTGTTGACTCTGAAGGTATGATTGCAAGTAGTGTTTCCATGAGCAGCGTTGAAGCGATGTTAATGTCATTGAAGCAAGTTTCTCTTGTTGATTATCATTTGAATTATTGTAGTGATGTTTTGATGAATGAGGGTCATGTTTACTCACTCATGTTGTCATGTATATGCAAGACTTTGTCATTTGGAGGAAGAATACTGATTTCATCTTGGATCCACGCTCTATTCGAAGGCGAGAAGAAAACTGCAACTGAAACATTTGAAGAACTTAAGAAACTCAAAGATGTTGAGGATAAGAAACCTGATGCCATGACTGCACGTAAGCCGACTACAGATGAGAATGAAGATGAAAACGAGGCGGCCAAGACCGCTTTCGACAAACACCTTGATAAAGTGGAGAAGATATTAAGTGAAGATTCTGAAAACCAAGATGGTACTCAAACTGATACAGAAGAAAGACTCACCCAAACTACTGCTGCTCCCAATCCCATTGAGACAACGTTTCCTGCTGCCCAAACCCAACCAGATCAAACTCAAAAAACAGAATCTACAGACCAAAATGACAGTAATGTTCAAGATTCACAAGAAAACCAGAGCAAAGATAATCAAACCAGATCACATCCTCTTCCAGATCAAGATTCTGTCGACGATTCAACCAAAGAAAGTGATGCTTCAAGTTCAGCCACGTTTGATTCTGCTACCGAATTCAAAGAAGCCGCCAATGCTAGTGTTCTTGTTGATCTTCAAGACATATTCTCAAATGCATCGAGTCAAACCGCTCAATCGTCGACGACTTCAAGTACCAAATCTACTAGTGATCAAGCAACGTTCAAAAACACTGTGTCTAAACAAACTGACTCTCGAAGTGCATTCCCGGACATTCAAGAAAAACAGCTCCCTGCTCCTCCTAATTCATTGGATGATGGTATTAGCGCGTCAATGGGTTTGCCACCTCCGAAAATAATGACTGTTGATGAAGTTGAAGCTGCCCTTTTCGGAACCAAAGAAAATGGTAGCGTCGCTAGTCCTGTTAAAAACGTCCCTATTCATGAAAAAGCTTCACCCAAAAATGCTAATGGTAGAACGTTGCCACCTGTACCTGAGGAAGTACCGATAGGGAATGTTGGTGGACCACGCCAACTGAAAGTCAGTTTTGATGATCTCATGGATTTTTCACAAAACGCATCTGCAGTCCAAAATTCGTGCCCTTCAAATAACATACCCCCTTCTCCAAGTGAATCTTCAGAAACTACTAAACAACAGTCGTCCTCATGCGGATCCTCAAACAATCCATCGTCTTCAACAGGTTACGTCGGTGATAATACAAAAACTGAACCCCTTCCTACAACACCATCTCCCTCTGACGCTGCTAGTACCAAGTCTGTTGATAATGATGCTCTTTCTACTCCTCCAAATGGTAACGTGGACGATCATCAAGCTAAATCTAATCCATCCTCCGTTTTTGATTTTACTGCATCATGCCAATCTTCAAAATCTGACTCTGGTTTATGCACACCAACTGCTTCGACCACATCTGATCCTAATCAAGCGCTGTTCTACCAACAATTCTCTTTCATCAAGGAATACAATTGTACTCCTGAGAATCTTCGTTTGCTTCTTGAGACTGTTCGAGCGAGATTGATACCGATGCATCTTGTACATCCAGAAGTGGTTCCTAACCTTGATTCAGTTTGTGAGCCCCGCAATCTCAGTTTGGCTTTCGGTCTTTCAACTTTGTGTTATGATCCTAATCCTAACACTGGGTGTTAAACATCGAGTATCTATATTAGTGTTAGGGTATTATCCTTATTTACATCATGTTGTTAATGTATAATTTTATGTTTTTTCTATTTTTCTATTTTTTGTAACGATCTTTTATGTTTTGCATCTTGTTTTATCTTAATTATTAATATATGTTTCCATCGATTGTCGGGTCCTGTAATATTTTAGATATGTAATATTGTTCTCACCGGGTTGTCGCTATGATATGATCTTGTCCATAAGCGATAAAGGACACCGTACTTGGCAAACTAAGGGGTTGCCCGTTGCGGCGTATTGATGGAAACAACATGTTGTC